ATTTTGCGTCACTTTTACTTTTTATAGTACCTTTTAAGGGCCTAGGCGTCGTTCAGCGCAGCTCTAGCCACGATCCATGGCCCGTATGCCAAAACCTTCTTGCCGCTCGCTGTACGTAAGCTCCACCGGTGTTTATCGACAATTGCCACGGCGCTGCTGTTAGGCGTCCACGTTGCCTTGTTGCTACTCGCTCCACTGATCGTAATACTCGCGTGCGCGATCACCTGCAAATCCACGTTGTCGCGCGACTCAATGCAAACTTCTAGGTTACCTTGTGCGCTTAGGTCCACCGGATCGTCGTCGGCGTCGTATACGTCAACACTAACCGGACTTAGGTCACCTACGTAAGTAGTGATCGTTGTACCAACTACGCGTTCTGGGCTCTGCGCAGATAGCGGGCTGACAATTACGGTTGAACCACCACCTCCACCACTCGGTGCCTGCTCCAAAGCGTTGGTCGTGAACCGATACACCGCACCATCAAGCTCCAGTGTCGTGTCCAGCTTATCGGTCACCCCGTCTATTGCATCAATCTTACCTTCAACCGTAGTCAATTGCGTTGTGGTTGCCAGTCCGCTTTGAATTTCTGTAATAGCACTCGCCGCAATCTTGTCATCGGTAATGGCATTTGTCTGGATTGAACTCGCGGTAATTGCACCGGTAGCAATCACACTAGAAGTAATCGTATTTGGCTCCATCGCACCTACGCTTGAATCCATTCGCCCGCTTACCAATGCCGCTGGTAATCGCGACTGAATATCTTGCGTGTCCACTTCAATCGCATCCACCACGGTTTTTATGGCTGCAACTTCGGTATCTACGTAATCGTCAATCGCATCGACTTTATCTCGAATCGTATCGAGGATTCCACTGGTTGGATCGGCTGGCGTTGTGCCGCTGCCTGGAATGCCAAGTATAGCTCTGATTGCAGTGCGCTCATCGGAAGTCCAGTCCGCCGTCCCTGCTCCACCGCTTGGAGCTTCCTCAAGAGCATTAGCCGTGAATCTGTAAACTAATCCGTCCAATTCCATCGCGGTATCAAGTTTATCCGTCACCGTCTTAATAGCAGATACTTCCGTGTCCACAAAGTCATCGACTGCGTCAATCTTGGATTCAATCGTGTTCAGCTGACTCGATGTTGCTAGTCCCGTTTGAATTTCGGTCACGGCTGAAGTCGCAAGGGCTGTGTTCGTAATAACATCCGTCGCCATCACGCTCACGTAAGAATCCATCCTGCCCGATTGCAACGCTGCCGGTAAACGCGACTGAATATCTTGCGTATCGGTCTCAACGTCTGTAGCTGTCTTAATTGTCGTGCCGCTTAGATTGACCGTTGCCGCTGCACTCGACCAAATAGGTACTTGATAGCCTGCCGCCGATGCGCCGAATAACGCGTCGTAAATAGCTTCTTCGAGAACATAAAATTGCCTACGTACTGGCAAGGCACCGCTGACGGATACACTCACCTCAAGAAGTCCAACGGTATCGGTATCCGTGGCGTCTAAAACTGCGTAATACCTGCCGCTGGCGATATGAGTAGCCCCGCCGCTGTTCTTATTGCTTTCAGTTGTTCCGCCTGATTTCCATAGCTTGATGTCGGTGTTGGCGATAGTTAGCCCCGTCTCTGCGGTCTTGCCGTCAGTATCATCCAAAAACGGACCAAGTAGAATTTCTTGTGATGTTGTAGACTGCTTTAAAAACATCAGAAAAACCCTTGGTTAACGTAGTGATTATAAAACAAAACTGGGTTAGCAATGCCAGCCGCTACTTGCTCATAGGCTTGTCGATCAAATCTTGGCTCTAGACCTATTCTTCGACGGGAGGCAAGTAAGGCAATTTCCGTTGGGGCCAATGCTCGATTATAGATGCGAAGATCATCGACATAGATATTGTTGCTCAAATCAGATCCAATATCTGAATCGCCGATTTTGAGATTTCTGCTAAATTTCGAAATTGCCGTCGCTGTTGCATTAGTAGTTGCTTCCGTTTTACCGTCAAGATAGAACTGCACGACCGAACCGCGCCGGACTCCGCAAATGTGTTGCCACTTATTTAGCGACAAATTTGTCACGGAAGCAGCTGTGTAAGATATCCCTGATACCACTATTGTAAAACTTGGAATGTCGCCATTACCTGTTCCAAAGGCTTGGCCACACGACAATAAAAATTCATTCTGGCCGCCTGCCCCAGTCTGCCACCTATTGATAAACCAAATGTTGCTGAAACTTGTCGTCGTCGAAAGCTTATACACCCAACCACAAACTGTAAAATCGTTTGCTTGATGCCCTACATTTCCGAAGTTTACGCAATCTCTGGTAGAAGCTCTATTTAATGCGAGATACCCACCCCCCTGACTAACGCCCCAAGCAGACGCAAGCACATTTTCCAGTGTCCCGTTTTTTCTTCCTGGCCCCAAATCGTACAGCGTAAGACCTCTAGGATTGATGCTTGGGCAAACCCAAATATCCAGTCCACGCCAAAGATTCGGATAGGCCGACTCACTGGCGTTTCTCGCGTACCCTGCTTGCTGACTGACTACGACTTGGCTCATTAGTCAACAATCGCCTCGCGTAGTGGCACCATGATGATTCTTGATTTATTATCTGCCGCCGTTGCCTGGTCTCGGAACGCTTGGCCTAAGTTGTTATCAACCACCGGAGCCACATAACGTCCCGATGGTCTCCAAATCACTGGGTTCTGCACCTGCTCTGCGTTCCCGTCATTGGTTGCATTCAAACTGACCACGGGCCAACCTAACTGAACCGCCCATTCGTCCTCGTTGCCGTCTGCGGGCCAAGCACCATCGCTGCCCGTCACGCCCGCTGGCCAAAGTGTATTGTCGTAACTGCACGCAAAATACAAATCGACTCGGTTGCCTGCCGTTGGAGCAGTGCCGGTTTCAACTACCAATGTCACTAGATACTCACGATTCCAGTCTGCTCCAAGGTCCACCGCTGCACCCATACGGGCTGAACCGTCTGCAAGTGCATCTAGCGTGATAATTGCGGTTCCACCGGTTCCGCCGCTGTCTCGCCAAATGACCGCTGTACCTTGACTCTGCACAAAATAATCTGGCAATGCCATTAGATATTACCTCTTGCTGATTTTACATGACCATCGCCAACGGTTCCGAGTCCGACCGAATCGACCCAACGAATGGATGTATCGGCCAATCCGACAAGCCCTGCAATCTGCTCTTGCGTTGCTAGTCCAATCTGCACCAATCCGCCAAGCATCATTTGCACGCTTGGCAAATCAACATCAACAGACTGAATCTTGCCAGCTGAATCGTCCACCCAGTCGACAAGTTGCACGCAAAGTCCATACACTTCGTCTGGCGTATCGCTCTTGCGTAGTGCGACTTTAACGCTGCCCCAGATGCTATTTTCAATGGCATACTGCTTGACTCGCCACGTTTCGACAAGCTGGCGAACCATAACCGTCTTAGCGTTGACTGCGTCCGCCGCTTGCTGGTCGGTTAGGCCAGCGTACTCTGGATTGGCAAGTTCGGTTGCAAGAATTGAAATGTCCATTGGTTATTCCTGCGGTGAATCGTAGTTGCCAGATTGGATGAGGGATTGGAGTGTCATTCGTTCGGTTCCTGCATTTTTGCGATATGCTGCCACAATTTCTCACGATCGGCCTGGCAATCCTTTAGCTCGGCTTCAATGCGCTCCGTCGTGCGATCCACGCGCGCCATTGCTTCGCCGTGTAGCTTTTCGACGTGGCGCCATAGCATACCAACCGCGCCGCCCATTGCTGCCATTCCGCTCATTAGCGCGCCGAGTAGTGTAATCTGTTCCACGATTGGTTCCTTCCTTTATATGATCGGCTCTTCCAACTGGACGCCGGTTAATGCTGTTGTTCGGTTCACGCAAACGATGTAGGCTTCAATGTCGGCTAGCTCATCCTCTGGATCGCTGCCGGCTGCTGCCACCCCCTGGGTAATCTCCACCCCTACGACCAAATTACTCACGCTTCCGGTAGGTATGTCGGCGGTGCCTGGCATAATCGACATAGGATCGTAAATTTTAATTGCTGTCCCGGTTCCATAGGCGGATAGGTAGCCGTCAAACGTCGTTTCGTTGTCTCGGTTGGTCAGAACTGCGCGCCAAATGCTGTTGTGGTCATTTAGCTTGATCAAAATACGGCCTCTCGTTGTCGAATCCGTTCGAGAGCTTTGCAATAGCCTGGCCTGGCCCATAAATGCTTGCGCTGCATCGCGGATAAATGTCCATGGTTCCCATCTTTCGCTAATGTCATTTTGACTGTAAATGTTGAGCGCGATTCGTACGCCGGAGTAGTGCCACGGGCTTGGTCCGTTGAGAATCGGTGTATCTGCGATCGCAAACGTAATCCCGTCAATAGCACACGGCACAATCTCGCCCACTGCGGCGCTCTGCTGGATCACACCATGGCGAAACCAGTGTTGCTTTAAGTTGATTCTTTGGCCTCGCCAAACGTTTTGCCATTGCTGGGTTCTCGGTACTGGCCCCTGGGTACTCCATTCATAAAGCGCTGGCCCGATACCAATCGTACTGTAGGCCGGCAATCTGTAGTTTGGATGGTCATTGCGAATGAAAATATGGCCATTCTGCCAGGCGCGCACTACTTGGCTGCTGGTCAAATTACCTGCGCCGGCGTCCACCTCGCGGGCGGCCTTTAGCATCCGGTTGGCATCCTTGGCCGTTAGGTTGCGCTGGAAATTATCGCCGGTTAGAAAAACCGTCATTGGCCAATCCCCAGTAGAGAAAAATCCCCGTCCTCGTACACTTTTTCGACGTAGGCGAATACTGGGCGTTTTACTACGCTCTGCGATCCGGCATCCTGCTGATCGGCATACAAAAACCAAACGAAGTCGTGACCCTTCTTTGTGATAAACATCCCGTTTACGTTTAGGTTGGCGACGTTCGGGCTGGCGACAAACGAAAACTGTAGGCTAAACTCATCCTCGTTGCGCAAACGGCCACGGCATCCCACAAATAACACTTCGCCGGCGGCTTTAAGTCTAAACGTGCTGGCGTTTTTGGTGCCAACTAAATTGTAGACGGTGTTTTTGTACGCATCAGTGACCACGTTAGCCGGCAGAATAAACGTCTCGGACCAACTGAACGTTGGTAGCAAAACATCGACGCCATTTACGCGGCCATCCTGGACGTTGATCGCGTTGCCGAAAAACGGCACGTTGCCCATCGAGGGTACCTTGTAGTAGGTCGTGCCCTTGCTTTGGGTCAGATTCTGGCTCTGGGTTCCAATGTCAAATTCGTATTCGTATTCGTTGACCAGTAGGCGCCTTGCCGAATCATACGCGACGCGCACCTTGTATGCGTTGTTTGATAGCGCTTCATAGGCCAAACGGCGCTTCACCAAACCCTGGCTGGTCGGCGGCGCAACATCGTCCACGGCATCTAGCGCCAGATCGACGATCCCGGTCCCGCTTGCGATATACACCAGCTCATGCCGAGACTCGCGGCCATCGCGGGCTACTTCGCCAGTTCGGCTTTCGGGGGTAACCTCGATAACGGTTATGCTCACTGTAAGCCCCCTGCGGCCACTTCGTTGACCAGTTCATCGGTATTGGCTGCGACTTTTTGCAAAGCGTTTAACATATCCTGTTGCAAGCTCTGCGCACCGAGTCCAGCGATCGCTTGGGCGCTAAACGTTCCAGCGGTTTCCATGCCACCCCCTGCGGCCTGAAATGCTAGGCCAGCTTCGATCTGCGCGCGTTCGGCTCGCTTGGCGGCTTCCTCGGTAATGCGGTTTTGATCTTCGGCCATTGCTTCGGCTAGCCGGCTTTGCGCGTCAATGGTGGCCTTTGTGCGGGCTTCCCTGGCCTTGGCTGCGTCCTCTTGAATGTTGGCGATAATGCTGGCCTGGTCTTGCTCGCGCTGCTGGCGGCGCTTTTCGAGGTCTTGCCCTTGCTTCGCAACTTCAGCCTGGCTCTGCGCCATCATTTTAGGCGCACCTACGCCTGCGGCAATCGTCTGGCCTTTATAGATGTCGGCTAGGCTTTCAAGCCCCATACCGCGCAGCATTTCCTCAATCGGATTTGCTATCTTTTGCTGGAACACGAAAAATTCATTGACCATTGAGCTAAGCGCTTTGGCCCAAAAAATTTGAATGTTTGTTGATATTGTGTCGAAAGAGCCCTCGATGTTGTTTTTCATTGCAACCAAAATAATAGAAACTTGCTCAACGGCTTGACTGAAAGCGTTGGCAAAAAACTCAGTGGTTGCGGCCCATGCAACATCGAGCGTTGCAAATGCGGTCTTAGCCGATCCTACAAATTTAACGATTCCCGCTAGCCAATCGCCAAATGACTTGGCTACGATCAGTACACTGTCGGCTAAGTACGTCAAAAGCGGCGCAAGCGCCCCGCCGATATGGCCAGTCAATCCGACAAGCGCCATTCCTAACTTATCAACCGCGTCATTAAATGCGGCTGCTCGGCCAACTTGCTCTTGCGATAGGCTTACGCCGAGTCGCTTTGCTTCTTCGCGCGTCTGCTTCATTTCCTCCGCGCTCATGCTTAAAAACGGTATAAGGTCTGCGCCTGCTTTACCGAATAGTTGCATTGCAAATGCGGCTCTCTGACTAGGGTTTGATATTTTTGAAAACGCCAAAAATATCTCTTCCAATTGCTTGTCGGGCGATTGAGTTTTTAGTGTCGTCGCATCAAGTCCTAGTGCCGCTAAAACGTTTTTGTTTGCGCCAGTAATCAAGCCCTTTGTAAAAACGCGAAACCCTTTTTCAAGCGCCTCAATGGAAGCTCCGCTTAATTTTGCTGCATAACCTAACTCGGTGAGGATTTCGGTCGTAAGCCCAGTTCGCGCGGCAGCATCTCCAATTGCATCGCCAAAATCTGCAAACTTTTTTGTTGCTGCGATAGCTGCCGTACCTGTCGAAATGACCGCAATCGTTAAAACTTTGCTTGCGCCGATAAATGGGCGCACAAACGATCTAAAGTCGTCGGATATTTTCTTCAAGCTGCGGCGTAGCGGCGAATCATCCGCAAAAATGCGAACAAATGCGCCGCCCGCTTCGATGCCCTTTTTCGATGCCATAGCGGCCCCGACTTAGCTAATTACAGTTCGATAGCTCAACAATACGTCGATATGGGTTGCGGTCGCCAAGTTCGATCCGGTCTTGCCGATCGTGATCGCGGTATTGGCGTCGTTAGCCACAAATGAAGCGCCATCGGCCAGTACGGTAGCGTTGGCTGCGCCTGCGCGGACCACGGCGCTTTGGGTTAGCGCTGCGACGGCCACGGCGAGTAGCTTCACACCGCTGGCGCTCTGGGTGCCAAGAATGTCTACGGTGGTTGCGGTTGCTGCGTTGCCACCGATAGCGATTAAAATCAGATCGCAAACCTGGTACTGTACGCCGGCGATCGCTGGTAGTAGCGTCAAACCTGCGTTTACCTGCGCTGTCGTTACGCGGAAGCGCTTTTGCTGCACACCTTGTTCGCCGCTCGGGATTAGGTAGCCTACAACCGACGCATCACCGCTTACGGCAGCTTCCACGGCGTAGCCAATAAAATAGCCGTCCGTTTCGGTCACTGTCACGGCACCGCTGCCGGCTGTCCCGCTCACTGGGTCGCCAGTTGGGTTCCAAAATAGCTTGGCACCTCGGCTGATCGCGCCGGTCACTTTTGGTAATTTCATCTGGCCCATGACATTTAGCGATCCGCGCTCACTGGCGGCCAAATCGGTGGCTACTACTCCAAATAATCCACCCGCGCGCACAACGTCCCCAGCGCTTGCGGCGCTGCCTGGCACGTAGGGCAAAATGTCGGTAACGGTCTTTACTTCTGCTTGGCTCATTTCTGCTTGTCCTTTTGCTTAAACTGCTCTACGGCCTGTTTCCAGTTCGTCGTTACTTCCTCTAGTCCACGGTAGAAGTCGGCGGGCTTAATCGTCCTCGATCCTTTCCGTTTGTTCACATTATAAATTGCTGCGGCGATCGTTCCTGCCCTGGCCCATTCGGCCCTGCGGCGCGCGGTCACCATCACCAAAATTTCGCCCAGTGTCAATTCGCTGGGGTCGATTCCAAGTTCTCCGGCGCACTCAATGGCGAGTCGATACGCGTCAACTGGCTTTCGATTTCTGCGTAACTTGTCTCTAGTGCCTTGGCTGCCGTCTTGCGCATCTGGGTTAATACGCGATACCGACTGCCCTGGCTCCTGATAAAATTTAGCACTTCGTCGAGTAGCGCCTCCCTAGCCTTGTCGGCCACTTCGCCTTCCAGCCGTTCCTCTAGCTGTTCTTTGGTACGGTCCAAATGCTGGCGCCTGGCTGCGGCCCACACTAGATCGCAAACTAGCACTGGGTTCGTAAACAGCGCCGGAAACCATTGCTCGATAAGCCCTGGGTTCAGCTTTGCGCTGTCTCCGTCTGCGTCGAGATATTCAAGCCCTTGGCAATCTCGGCACACGGCCACGGTCCAGCGCAAATGCCAAACCCTATTTCCATCATCGAAAGTTATCACGGTGGGGCTGTTCCTGTTGCTACGGCCACGGCGTTGGCGACCGCGGCGGGTACGTAGGTCGCATCAACCGTCACGGCATCTTCCAGCGGCTGCGCTTCGGCCCAGCTGCTAAAAAATCCCAAAATGCGCCAACCGTCCGAATCGGCGCTGGTCTGCAAACCGTCCAGTATAAGCAAATCCAAGTTGGCTCGCGTCTGCGCTGCGGTTTCGAGCGCCAAAAAGTCGGTGTCTGCCTTGTCTTTGTGAAACCGAAAATCCACGCTAATGTCGGTTAGCGCTGGCAACTGCAAACGATAGTTGCTGTCGCGGTTGCTCGCGTCAAATGTGCTGTTTTCAAGGTTCACACTTACCTCGATCACCGGGTTGACCAGCGCCCACGTTGGGCTGCCGTACGTCCCGCTGTTGTAATACACCTTGCAATCTATGCCCTTTAGTACGGCCATGTTATTTTCTCACTTAAACGCGTTTTTAAAAAGGTCTGGCACTTTGGGCGCCACTTGCTCTAGTGCTGGGTTCATATACGGATGCGGCTCATAATCTACGCGCACACTTTCGCGCCGGCCTCGTAATCTGCGGCGTACGTTCTTGGCTCCGCCGTATTCTAAAAGCGCTGGCGCTCCACCCTCGCGAAGTTTGATTGGTCCAATGGTCACGCTTTCGGCGCGATCGACAACGAAAAACAAAAACTGCTTTAACTGTCCTTTGACCACTCGCGGCGGCTTGCCTGGCGGGGCTGGCTTCCCGCGCTTGCGCATCGAGCGGCGCGCGTCCGATCTTACAAAAGCCCCAGCCTTTTTTAGCGCTTTGATCGTGCCACGGTCTTTGGCCGATAACACTGGCTTGGCGTTGAACTGGATCTTTGCAACATCAAACGAAACGTTAATCATCGGCAGCGCACCATGCGAAACGGTCGGCGACCCCAGCTGAACAATCGGCGTACTGGCTGGCGCTGCATGACGGATCGCGGCGCAGCTGCCACGCGCTGAACTAGCTGGCGCTGTGGCCTGGCTTCCACTGGCGGCACATCACACGCACCGTTGGGACAATCCTGGGCCAGGGCCAATGTCAAAAGTACGGTTGTCATCATGTGATCACACTATCCTTCGTAAAATCAATTTCTCGCGGCGCGACTTGATCCATATCGGACAAGCCTACAAACGTTGAAAACCTATGCTCAATCATCTGCCTAACGGCGCGCGGCGCAACATAAGCCCAGCCGCTCATCCCCCAGCGCTTGGAATGGCTATTATGCAGCAAATACCAAAAACTATCGCCACTATCGACGCCCACGGCTGCATCTGGCACGTAGCCGGCCAGTACGACGGCATGACCACCGCCACCAGCCCTGAACGACTTAATGCACCCGCGGCTGTCTGGCGTCATCGCTGCGCCCCATGCGATGCCAATGTTTACTAGCCCAGCTCCAGCGGCTAGCCACGTTTTCACCTGTGGCTCGGCTTGAATGAACTGCGCTGTAGCGATCGTGTATTTTTTAGCGGCATCCCATGCGCTGTCCGGCATACTGCGCCACCCTCCGCCTGGATACCTAACCGGCGACGGGTAGGGCAAAACGTTCTCTGGGCAAATGCCGTAATTTTTGGCCAGCTTGGCGCCACCGTGTAACGTGCTGCCATTGTCGCCCACAATGCCGTCCAAGCGCTGCGATCCAAGGTAAGCAAACAGCCGGCTCAGCTGCAAATACTGGCCGCGGGTTGCGACGTAATGGCACCACTCAAGGCACGTTGACAAACTATGCCCCTGGCAACTTCCCATGCTGCCCTGATCTTCAGTGACCAAAATCGGCCTTGGGTCCACGCGCTCTGGCTCGGCGGTTAGTTTTAGTAAAAACGGCGGCGACTCTTCCTGAAGCGCTTCACGGTTTTCAATGTCAATTCGATAGCCGTAGTTATCTTCCACGATACGCCTCCCGGAATTGCTGGCCCAGATCACGCAAAACCTTGGCATCGTCGCGGGTCAAATCGCCGTTAGATAGCTTCTCTTCGAGGTACGTATCAATACCAATCGCCGCTTCCTTGCGGGCGCTTTCCGTCGCACCTTTAAGGGCTTCAAGTAAATCGGCATCGGTCTTAATATTGCCCTGCTCTACTTCGCTGCCGGCTTTCAAAAACGCGCTGCTTAGTCCAATGGCATAATCACGCAAAAACGTATTGGCGACGTTATCGCGCGGCCCATTTTGCGACTGGCATCCGATCGCTACGGCCATTAAAAATAGCCCGATCAAAAGCAAACCATCAAATATTAACTGCGCGGTTTTATTGGTTGACACGATCAATAATCCTTGCGGCGATTTCCAAAAACACCACGCGCAACATCTCATCCAGCTTTGGCTCGATCAAAATGTTGGGCACGCCTGGAATATCGAGCGGTGCCAAGTAGTCGTCATACACCTGGCCTAGCATCTCCAAAATTGCTTCTTTCGGCAGATCACCAAGCAAATCGACCAGTTGGCCCAGCCTGTCAAATAGCCGGTCGATCAAACCTAGCTTCGTCATCGCACCTTGAACTGGCATTTCGGCCAGTAGCGCGGTTTCCAGTTCCTCAATGCTTTGGATCATGCTAGTTCCTCGAAATTGGGTCTTAGTATGCTGCTAAACTGTGAAAAGTTTCGCCACCTATCCTCGTTAATCGGCGCTGGCCACTCAACTTCCAGCGTTCGCCAGCCGTCCGGCGGGCTGTCCATCAATTCCTTTTGTATGCGCTCCATCACCTGTAAATACTCTTCGGCCTGGTCATCCCATGCCGAGGTATCGGTTCCCAGCGGCGCAAACAGTGCCACAAACAGCGCCATAGTCTTGGGCGTGCTGCTGCGGTTGCGAAATGCAATCGCGGCGTCCGCTGGCACAATCAAAACCTTTGGCTCCGTCAGTTCTGCTCTGTCAATGGTCGGTATATTGCTTACGATCGTTTCATAGCCGGTCAGGCTGTTGACTTGCGTTTTGACGGCGTTGCGTAAAGCAAACCAAGCGCTGGTCATAATGCACCCTGGGCGGTTTCGATCGTGTGAATCCTGTACGTTTTCTGCTGGCGATCATGCCAGCGCCAGGGCGCCTCACCGCCAATCTGTACGACCGTGTACTGAATCGCGGCGGCCCCGATTCCTGCTTGTATCCGATCGCCTGGTAAGGGCTGCATCCCTGCGCCCAAACCTGTGGCCAAATCAGCTGCATCAACTAGCCAATCGACTTGACGGCCAGTAAGTAGCACCCCGTCGCCAGTGTCGGTTTCAAACCGGGTTTCGGCTTTGGTGGCCACTACGCTCACGGTGTCCCCATCCTGCGCGTAAACAATCGTTTCGCTTAGGTAGGCTTTGCGCTGCGTACGTAGCCACTCCACGCCACTGGCTAGAAGGTCACTCACTATGCCTCGCCTTTACTCTTTACGCCGCCTCGGAATTCCATCATGTTAACGCCAAAATCGTGATAGCCTCGCATCGAAATGCCAAGCAAATCAAAATCGGCGTCGGCCATTTCGACGGTTGGGGTTTCAACTCCGTTCAAAAACACAACTTCAATAGTTGCCAGTTCGTTCGGATCGGCTAGCAAATACCATGCTTTTGCGCTATAGCCCGTGTACGTACTGTTGCTCAAATAGGGTGTTGAAACCGGAATGAAGCGGTTGGCAAATACGTTTGCGTTGGGTACGCGCTCGGTCGTTGCTGCGCCGCCGGTATTATTGTTGGTGGACACATAAAGCTCACGCGCTACCGAATCCAGCTCAGGCGGCACTAGCAAGTATCGCGGCATGATTCCCAACGGCTCACCGTCTGGATCGGTTTGTTTCATAAACTTTTCAACGCCGGCTTGCAAACCTGCGGAAGAAAGATTCGTAGACGCGCCAGAAATGTAGTTGTTATTTCCAGCTGCGAAAAAGGTCGCGTTATCCATGAACTCGGTCCAAAAGACCTTGTTCAGCTTGGTGGCTGCACCGCGGCCCAAACGTTGGCGCAATCGGTTGAATGCGCCCATATCGTCGTTAATAATGTCGCGGCGGTCGATACCCAAAAACTTGGCGTAGGTGTCGGCCTGGTTGGTGTACTGCTTTTCGTTGAGCGTACCATGCTTAATCCGCTCACCTCGGCCCAGTTTTTCATAGTCGAGGTCGCCAAAAATCGAGTAGGTTTCCTGTTGCTTGAAGTCGGAAACGGGCGTAATTAGCGCAATGCTGCGCCAAGCGCTGTCTACTGCATTGAAAGCGTCCATGATCATTTTGTTGGCGACGTTGGACAAAATGCCAGAAACGTCATAGGTCGATACACCGCTACTTGCTTCGACGGGCGCAAACGCGGCTCGAAGCAATCCGCGTACGTCTTTGTTGGATTCGCCAGTCCAGCCGTTGCGGCGGGCCATAATGCGCAAAAACTCAGTGATTGTCAAACCGTTTTTCCATTGGTCGCGCGCAGCTTCAAGGGTTTGCGGCTTGTAATAGCGCTCGCTGTCGAAACTGCCACCCATCCCCATGGATAGCGCGCACTCAACAACGTCTTGCGTGATCTGCTTTTGAGTTCCACGGCGTACGGTTGCGCCGCGGGTATCACGAAGCAACTGCAATTCAAAGTCCTTTGGCTCTTGCTTCATTTCGATCGCGCGGCGGGTTGCGGCCTCGATCGCTGAAACCTCGTAACCGCTGTCCATAGCGCGCTGCGCGATCGCTGCGATCTCGCGCTGGCGGCTTTGCTCTAGCTTGGCGCGCTCAAAAACTGCTTGAACTTCAGCGCCGGCTTCTGTTTTTTCGATAGGTTCGTTTTCCACGATTTCATCCTTTTTAGTTGCGGCTACCGTCGCTGATGTTGTGCGGTCGGCCCCCAATGTTACAAAACTCACTTCATATAGCTCACCGCCACGCACAACGTATGCGGGGCCAGTTACTTTCGATCCGTTCACCACGGCAGATTCGCCGTCGCTCAAAAACTGCGGCTTTGCCACAACGTCCACGCCAACCGAGGCTTGCCATGGGAAACCACCTTTGGCCAAATCCACGATCTGCTCTGCATCGGGCGTGCTGGCGGAAATGACGCCGCCAATATCTAGTCGGCCTGGCGACAAACTTGGGCTACCATGGCCCACAATTCGTTCGGCGTCATGGCTGCGAAATAGCGGTATAGTGGCCGGCGCTTGAAGTGATTCCAAATCAATAACGACTGGGTGACGATAGCCACCTACGCGCACTGGTCCACCGTTGTATGCGTTAATCGCCACGGTCGGGCGCTGCGGTACACCTTCGATTGACTCGGCCAGCTGTATGGTTGCTGTGGTCGCCAGTTGTATTTTTTCGTTAGCTGTCATTGCTGAATTGCTCCTCGGCGTCCTCGGCGTCATCCTCTGGGCTGCTTTCATCCTCGATCAACTGCCGAGGCTGCATAGGCTGCGGCACTGCTTGTGTCGCGGATAGGCCCAGTTCGCGCATCACTTCCAGTTCGCGGGCGCGCTGCTTTAACTCATCTTCCCAATCCAAACCGCGGCGGGCGTATTCTCGCGCCAGCGTTGTGGTATGGTTGGCTAGCTCCATCTGCTGGCCGTTGGCTTCTTTCGCGCGGTCCACATGCTCGGCTTCGCTCCAGCGCCATAGCGGCGCCCAGTCGGCGGCAGTCTGCGCAAATGCGTCTGGCAAGTAGCCTGGCACTAGCAGCGCTTCGTCTAACCAATCGCGCCAAAGCGGATCCAAAAACTGGCGCTCATAGATCAAAACGCGCTCGGCGTTGCGAGTTCGCCAAAATGCTTGGAGGTCCAATCGTCCGCTGGCGTAGTTGTACTTGCTGGCGTCGATCGCTAGCACCGCTGGCATATCCACGCATCGAGCCGCTTCGCGCACCATCGAAGTGATAAACTGCTCAAAACTTGCGTTCGGATGCTCGGCCTTAAACTGCGATAACTTCGCGCCGGCGGGTAGTGTCACCATCGCGCCGCGCTCAATTTCCATCCGTTCCCATGGCTCGGCCTGATCTTCGTCATCACTGGCGGCCATCTGCTCTAGTACGGCGGCGTGATCGGCGGCGGTCTCTGCGGCAGTTAGTGTTGCCAGCACAAATCGGCGCAACTGTGCAAAAATACCGAGCGACGGCGTTAGCCATGGAATCCCACGCAATTGGCCTGGCCGATCCGCTCGGTAAAGGTGGTACACATCACGGGCGCTAATTCGCTGCGCAGTTTGCAGCGGCGCCCATAAATCCCCTGGGTGATTCGGCAAAAAGTAGTAGGCCATCGCGTCGCCATTGCTATCGGTCTCAACAGCGCTTTCGTCGACGCCTAGCTGCGCAATGATCGAATCGGTTTCAAAATGATCGGCTTCAAGTAAACGCACGTTCAAGCGCACTGGCGATCGCCAAAACGGGTTGAGGCTGGTGTACTTGGTGAAAAATGCTTCGCCATCTTGGGGTACGCTGATCGCCGCGGTGGCCAGCTTGTTGCTGATTTCGGCTTCGGTCCACCATTCGTGAAAAAGTCGCATGACGATTGCGGATAGGTCGCTCACTTCCTGGCGCTCTAACTGCTCGCCGAGGTACGTAATTCCTGGCGTTGGTCCACTTCCGATCGTGTAGTTGGCGAGTGTTGAAACAATCCCGCGCGCGTAACTGTTGTTGGCGATTTCGTAGCGGCTGCGCTTTCTCAGTTGCCGGCGCACATGGCTATTGTTGGCGCTGCGGGCGCTCAGATCATCGGCGGCGGCCCAGTGTCGCGCGTTATCGTAACCGGTTTGCGCGGCGTCGTACTTGGCGCGCACTCGCCTGGTCACCGTTTGCGGCTTTGGTTTCGCCGGGAATAAGCGCTGCCAAAAACTTGCCATTTATTGCGCACCTGGCGGGACAATTTTCGTATAACGCAAACCCCGGTTTTTCCTGCGCGCGGCCTTTTTGGCCTGTAGATACTTATCGGCTTCGATAAGCTCGGATAGCGATCGCTGGGTCACGGTCACACCGTCTACGCTGGCCGACTGTGGGTTCTCGGCGGCGGTTTCGATCGCGGCTTCAAGGTCAGATGGATTGCTCATGTTGCCATGGTTGCAATCGGGCGGTAATCAAATCAACCGTCTTTGGGCTTATCTTTTGGCTTTGGGTCACCTGTGACCAACTTGCCCAAAATTTTTTCCGTCGTCGCTAATCGCTGGCCACAATTGCGACAAATTCGAATACGCCGGCGCCCTTCGCCATAGCTTCGGCTTTTATAGACGCGCAGATCAGCGCAACCACATTTCGGGCACCGTAAACCCTGGCTCACCGTCCACCTCGCTTCGCTTGCTGCTGCTCGCGCCAGCTAACCTTTTTGCGCTCCGTTTTGGCCACCTGGCCGGGCAGGGTTGCGCCGAGGTAACTGGCCGCTACGGCGGACCCCACTAAACCGTCAAACCATTCGTTGTCCCGGTTGGGTCGTAGCTTCCATTCAAGCACTCGGCGGCCCGTGGCTTCGCTGCTGGCATCTAGCGCGTACTCGCTGGATAGGTGGTCCGATAGCATCGCATGAGTGTCGGCGCGGTCCCCGAAAATCGTAATCCCTGTTTTTTCGTCGCCGGTCTTAATGCGCTGCCCAACCACGGTTTTCCACTGGTTTACATCGCAAACTAGGTGCCGCTGATTGCGCCGGCCCTGAGCGGTTTTCCAGCCGGGTCCGATCTTGTCGCTCGGCTCGCGCTTCCACGCCTCGATCGGCGCTGTGGTCGGCCCTACGTAGCGACCATGCCACGGCATCACTCGGCCAGCGCCCACGGTTCGCGCAACCTGGTAGACAATATCGGTGCTGGGTTGCCAGTTTGCGTCGATCAACAAAAGGTTTACCGACGTCTGGCCGCGGCTTTGGTAACTGTAGCTTCTACTGGTGATCCGCTCGGCAATCTCAGTAATACCGGCGAGTAGCCCATGCGCCACGGTTGCCACACCGTAGTGATCCATCAGACTTTTGCGTATGTCGGCTTTTGTGAAGTATAGCCGGCCTTGCTCTGGCCAGCTGCCGTAATCCACGATATGGCCTCGCAGCTGCGAATCCCACGCGGCGATCAAGTAAAATAGCGCGTCTTGCTGCACATCACAAAATGCCGTTAACTGCTCGGCCCAGTCGGGCACGTAGCCTCTGGGTATGCCGGCCAGTTTGGCGGTCACATCAGCGGGCACTAGGGAAAACGCGTTTTCAAGTTCTTGCGCTCTGGGGCTATTCTGATACTCGCTTAAAAATGCGTCCTCATCTTTGGCCCATAGGTCCATAGCGTACTGAATAGCGCTCACTTGGTCCGGTTCGTAGCGCCACTCCCATGCCACGCGGCAGCCGGCGTCGGCAATCTTGCGGTTCTGCCGGTAGAAGTCGTTTAGTTGCTCCAGCGGCTGCTCTAGGCGGATCAATTCGTTGCGCTTGTCTCGGTAGCTGCGCCAAAAATCCATGTTAACTGGCATTTCGTAAACCAGCTTCATAAGGTCGCCGCGCCAGTCGGGGTTTCGCTTGCGGTCGAGAAGTCTAGCGGCCAAATCGTCTTGCTGAATCACGGTCACCGCTGCAAATCCTGCCAAGCGTTTTCTTGCACCACCAAGGCCCAAAACGGCGCGACTAATCACGCGCTCACGCTCGGCGGTACTGTGGGCGCTCTTGGCGCTGCGCTCTGTCTGCGGATCGTCAAGCAAAACCAGCTCTGGCCTGATCGTCGTCCCGTCCGGTAGCTTATCGGATAGCCCTCGGATCGCGCCTGTAATGCTTCGGCAGTACAAACGCGCTGCGCTACTGGCCGCGCCTGGTACGTAGGGAAAAACCAGTTCCTCACGGGTCCATCTGATCCGGGTCTGTTCGCCATCAAGGGTCTGGCCGCCGGTTCGATGGTTAATCCCCTCTAAGCGCTGGATCGGATAGCACACTTCGGGAAAATCGGCGCCCAGCGCTTCGTCGGTTTCGATTGTGATCTTCACGTTATTGGCGATCTTCACGCTGTCGGCTTTGGTTGCGGCCACCACGACAACAAACTTGCAGTGGCCATAGAAGATGGCCCAAAGGGTTGCGCCGGTAATCAGCGTTGTTTTGCCTTGGCGCCTCGGCATCGCTAGTGCGTACTGACCACCCTGCAAAATTACTTCCTGCATGACCGAAATGGCGCGCAAATGATCCGCACTCCACGGCAAATTAAACGTTTCCTTCAAGTAGGTTTCAAGGAATAGTTGCAAGCTATGCCGGCAGCTTTCGCGCCTGGCGGAATCCGCCACCGCTGGCAGCGGCCCAATTTCGCGGCTGGTCTGCGCACGCTCACGGCTGCGGCGCGCCATGTCGGCTTTATGCTTTTGGTAGGCTTCGCTGTCTTTATCCATGGTCGCCATTACATCGAGTCCACCACCACAAAAAGTTCGCCACCTGGCCGAATCTCGCCGCGTATGATGCGCAGATCATCCACTTGTTTGTCATCAACAAAAACGCCTGCATGACTCAGTGCATCCAGCGGCGCTTTTAGCAAGTTGTCTAAATCCCTAGCTCTGCGATCTGGCGGGTAGGCGTGAATCGTAACGCGGCAGCTGCCGCGGATCGTCTTTGGCATCCCTGCGCAGCTCTGGTAAATCGCGTAAAAAACCTCGGTACGGTATTTCTTACCCTCGGCGCGAATAAACCGGGCATTTCCTCGGCTTCCCCAATAGTGATTAACACTAGGCGGCCAGGGCAAACTAATCCCTAGACTCATTTCACTAGCTCCTTTGCGCACTGTTCGCACCATTGTTGCCACTCGGGCCAGGTCATCCCGCCGGCCTTGTATTCGGGTAGCCTGGTCAAAATCTTGTCATAGGCCGCCTTCATGCCACCCGCAAACCTCGGCAGGGGCCTGTAGTCCTCTCGCCGCGTAACTGCGTTTCTAACGGCCTCGGCTTGCTGCTTGCGTATTCGGTCGAATTGGATGTCCCGCGCCTCTCTAGCGAGCTTATAGACGGTCTGGTCACGTTCAAAACCGGCGGGCGGCTTCGCGCGGCCACTCGTCCAGCCGTCTAGCACTTCGAGGCAATCCACGTAGTCGGCGGTAGATAGCGCCCGTTCCCATTCAATCCAGGTCTCTCGCCGGTGGGGCAAATCCTCGAACCAACCCTGAAAACTTGGGAACAAAACAAATAGGCGATTTAGAATCTTTGTACACTCAGACGTTTGCATCTTGCGGCTCCCTTCTGAACTCGGCGACCATTTCCTCGAAGCTTTGCTTGGGCTTTTCTTCCTTCGGGCAGCGCTCCAAACCCTGCCACCCTTTGCGGATCGTGTACTCGATCGCGGCTACGGCCTGGCGCTCACCCTGGGCGGCGCACCATTTCAGCTGGCTCTTGGCGCTGGTCGCGGTGATCGGCTTTTTGATTTCCCGGCGGTGGACAATCCAGCTGTTCCACGCTCGGCGAAAATCGTTGGTTGCAAGCTCCGGCGGGATGTCGTCCAAAGTGAATTGATAAGTAGCCAGCTTTTCCCTCTTGCCCCTTGGGGGGCTATGGGGGGTATTATTATTCTTATCTTCTCTTTCTCTTATCTTCTCTTCTCTAGGTAACGCTGATGTAACGTTTGAAGCGTTACAATTTTCGTACTCTTGCGTTACATCGCCCTCTTTTACCCTACTTTCGGCTACTCGCTTTGCTGTTAAGGCCCTCTTTTTAGCGGTGTTCCCATTGTGGCGATTAAAGTTTGGGATCGAGATTCCGGTCTCATCCTCACTTAGCCAACCAACCTGTAACATTGCTGTAACGAAGCCTGTAACGCCTACGTAACGATCCAGTAACGCTTTTGTAACGCTTGGAGCGTTACCATTTTCGGTCTGTTCATCAAACCACGCCCAAACCCTTAGCAACTTTCCCACAACTGCATCTGGGTCTATTCCCAAATCCTGCGCCATCTGCCAAACCTCTGGCTTGTGGCTTGTGGCTGTTTCAAACTTAATCCAGCTCATAATTGGACCCCAACAAAAAAGCCAACCACCGAGGGTAGACGACCTCAATGATTGGCTCTTAGCGGTTTCCCGCGTTGTTGTTCTCTCAGCTGCGTCTACTCAGCTCAATCCTTTGTAGCATCTTCGCCGGCCGGTGGCAAATTTATTAACTCCTCCCTTATTACCTTGATACCCTGCGGCGCCTCGATTCCAATCCTCACGGTTCCGCCCTTGATCTGCAAAACCTCGATAGCGATCTTGTCGCCAACTAAAATACGCTGCGACTTCTTGCGGGATAAAACTAGCTTGCCCATCGAAACAACCTCCTTGTTAAAAACTGAAACTACTAATCCTGCTTTTCAACTAGCTCGATCAACTTGCTGTGGTTCAGCGTTAAATACCACTTATCAAACTCTTCTTGATCCATGTATTCAATCAAGATATCCAAAACCTTCCCCTTTTTTACTGGCTCACACAACTTCATAACATCCACAAAAAAGTACCCTAAATGCTCCGCGGTATCACTTCCGTATGTTGTTAATCTAACTTGATCGAATGACGATTCCCGCTTGCCATCTACTGTTGAAAACTTAATCAAAACTTTTATAAACGACCTTTCATTGTTTTACTGCTTGTGTCTACTACATCACTTATACCTGGCCCTATAAATCAATGTCTCAAAATTGTTTTTGTCTTTACACGCAAGAATATCGCTGCATGTTCGCATATACTGCTTGCAAAGATCAACCAAGTAAATAGAAAGTTCGTGCGCCGCTTCCGATGCGGTCAAAAACCATTCACCATCGTCGGCTAGAGGAAAAGCTACTGCATCAACTCGGCTATCATCGGCATAAACTGGCTTGGCTAAAAAATACATCCCCAATTCCAGCTCTTCCTTTTCGTCCAAAATGACGTACTCTTCAAGTAGCTGAAATTCATAGTCAACTCTGTAAAGCAAATCGCCAGGGCGCATAAATTCGCACTCGTACGGCTTTGCTAGATAGTGCCCGTCGCCGCCGTTTGACACTTCATTGTTACACATTTTGCGACTCGCAATCTGCATCTTTCTGCATTGCCTGTTCGACGGCATCTGCCCATCGTTTCCATTTATCCGCTCTTTTCTGAAGGCTTTCTGTATTAAATCGAGTGGCCTTAATATCTGGTTTCAAGGCTTCTAAGGTTGGTGTTTCCGCGATCCACGCTTTATACTGCTCCACCTTTTTCGCTACTCGCTTTTCGCACGTTCTTTGTTGTGTCCTCAACATTCCAATCAATGAAACTAGCGGCGCCGCATTTTTTGCTAACTGCGCACCACAATCCGGGCAAAATGCTGTTTCTCGCTGTGCCCCGCAACACTTTTTACTCATAATTGCCTCGCTTTTTAGTGATTTATAAAACGCCCCGAATCTCGCATCGGGGCCACCGCGTCAGATGCACCGGCCATGGTTTACGCCTGCCCTGCGCTAGCACTCATGGCGCACTAGGTTATTGGCGTCCTGCCACCAAACCGGGTTTACGCAAAGTCACTTACCTCTGCGTCCTCATCATTGACTTCCGTAGTCACTGTCGCCCAAATCGGGTTGGTCAGATCGCCTGCGTTTACTTCTGTTGACTGAAGTACCGATCCCAGCGCCGCCTCGATCAATTGCGATTCGTCTAGCTCGGCCTCCTCCGGGTAGTCGATGGTCGCAACGACTTCAAACGTCACGTATTTAGTTTTCATCACACCACCACCTTTCCGCATGGCGTACCGTCGAGCCATTCGCATTCATTCAGAAAAAACTCAGCCGACAAGCCATTCATGCAAAACACATCGCCATCTACACTAAACCGGAGAACCATTGCCTCCGTACCACCGTCCTTAATCCGACACCACCGTCCCCTTAACTCCACTCTGTCTTCCCAGGTGTATGGGACGTACTGCGGGGCAGCGCGGCGACGATAGTGCATGCCAGGAGTTTGTTTGTTGTTTGAGCAGTTTACTTTTGCCCAATCGTCGTAAGGGTCGTCAAATTTCAAATAGCACTCATCGCCAGCCTCCAAATCTTCATCAGGATGCAGCAACCGCCATCCTTCGCCAGGGTCTGGCTCGTCGGTCCACTCCGCAACAATATCGTATGCTGACTCTTTCTTAGTATTGTAAAACAAACCATCGCTAAACCACTCTGAAGGGACATGGCCTTGGTTATTTTGTAACTCAATGTAGCCAATAGCCTCTTGTTCGCGTCCACTCATTGAAAACACAAACGCCTTTAGGCCTGATCGTGTTTTGTACTTCTTCCCAACTTCAAGTTTCACCGATCAAATCCCCCAAACTACGCGGCGCAGCTGCGGCCACTGGTTCACTGTCGATTACTTCGTCATGCGACTGCATACCCAAAACCAGCTCTGGGCAGTAAATGCGCGCGAAAAACGTAGCAGCGCGATACATCAGCATCATTTGCGGAATCGACTTCCACTTACTGCCGTCTTTGTGAAACCAGCCATCTGCTTTGGCCATGGCGATCGTCACCGAGGGGCCAACTAGCTCGGCACCCGTCGCGCGGTCCTGCGTCTCAACATGGCACCCCCAGCTGTCGTCGTTCGGCTTGCCTTCGTAGCAGTAGTGCAGCCGAGTGAACTGTCGGCTCTGGTTAATTAGCGCGATCAAAAACTTGGCTTCCCATGAGGGCTTGCCGTGAATGATCGCCACGTTCTGCATGACTAGCGCTGGTTCCATGTTGAAACGACGCGCCAAGTTCATCGCGATCACGCAATTGGCAATATTGCCCTTAAATGCTTTGGGGGCAAAATCGCTGGTCGCCAGTAGCTTGGCTTCGCGCTGCGTAAACTCGAATGCTTTTTCAATGATCGCTAGCTTGCGCTCGGCGCGCTCTAGCACTTCGGGCGTCTCCGGAATCTCAATAATGTCACTCACTTCTCGGACCTCCTAAACACTCGGTACACTGATTCCTCGACCACGTAGCTTTTACGCGTCTGCTGCTTGTTTGACAGCTTCACGCCATTAGGTAACTCGATCGCGTCGTAAGGTTGCATCATGGCAAGCAGCTGATTCTCTAGTAGCGACTTTTTGGCCTGCAAATCCTGCAACTGCGCCTTGATCGCTTGTAATTGCTGGTCCTTTTCCATGCAAAGTATCGCGCGCTGTGAATCGAGGTACTCGGGCGGCTGCGCCAAGCCGTTAAACATCTGGTTTAGCGATCGCCTAGCTGACTCGCTGCCATCTACCGGCGGCGGGTTCTTGTGCAAAATGCGCTGCCAAAACTCGGCTTCCTTCTCGATCAAAAACTTGTGGAAGCGCTCATCCGGTTCAATTTCGTGAATCACTAGCTTTTGGCCACCGATCAAAATCGCCAGATAGGCGCGCTCGGCGCCGGTTACGCAAAGCTCATGCTGCACTTGCACCTGGTACGATAGCGGCGGCTCCTCGGCGGCCTCGCGGTTGCTAGTCGTCTTGATCTGCACGATCTGTTCGCCGTCGTCGATAATCGCATCTGGGGTGCATGCTTGCCAGTTATGGGTTGGGTTCCTGACAATCGTTGCTTGGTCCCATAGCTGCACTGGCCGGCCAATACGATCGGCAACTTCCGTAGCGATCACTGGCTCTAGTATCTGGCCCCAGCGCATCGCCTCGCTGGTCGGCTTGGCATCAAGCAAACCTAGCTTGTCGGCGTAGACTTCGATCGCGGATCGGTAGGGGCAAGCGCCCAGGATGGCGGCGGCATCGCTCCCACCAAGATACGTCTTGCGGTTAGCTTGCCAGGCTTCTCGGCTCGGTAGTGTCTGAATGTTATTTAGCATCTGGAATTTCCTCAAATTTAACAACGTCGATCCCTTCGGACAAAAGCGTTTGAAGCGGCATCACCGCCGTAATCTGCTGATAGCCGGCTAACCAGCTGGCACATGGCCTTAAATGATGCTTGTCGATCGCTACGCAGCGCAAAGCGGCCATGCCGTCGAATACTAGGTAGGTCTGGTACTGTTCAAGTTCGGTAATCATCTGAAGTCCTCAAAAGTGTTTTTAACTCATCCCCAACTGCCCTTGCAATGTAGACGATTGTCTACAATAGGTCAACAACAAAAAAGCTATTTTTTGCGATTATCTGAAACTGTGCGCAATCGCTCAACTTGCGCCGCGGTGAACACGTAGGCGCCACCAACCATCGGCGGCTTGGGGTAAACCTTGCCTCTGGCGATCCACTGTAAAAGCGTTTTGCGCTTAATGCCGACTCTCTCGGCGGCCTGGTTCACTGAAAAAAGTTTGCTCATGCCATAACTGTATCGACGACAATCGTCAACAACAATAGCCAAACTTAGGCTTTTTGGATTCTAGTTGGTGTAATCGCCAAATCGAGTACCGAGGTTGATGAAGCGTGGCCCAGTAGTGTCACGTAGTCGTTCGTCGTCAAATCACTAAACGGCGCGATTTCTCCCACGACATTGGCCACGTAGTACGCGGTCCCTTTGGTCAGGGTCGCGCCTGGGTTGATCTGGCCCTCTGTGGCCATCAAAAACCAGCCATCGGTTGCAGCTGGCGTAAGCACAATTCCCTCGGCTTCGGCTTTGGCTTCAGTGTCGTTGGCGTCGGCTTTTAGATACTTGCCTGTGCTTGTCGATCGGTAGACAGGCTGGCCCTGCGTTAGCGCCTCGCCGGCTTGCACTAGGATTGCGGTGCTGCTTGATCCCACGATTGCCACGTTGGCTGCGGTCACTGATAAAGATGCCATTTTTTTTAATTCACTCCAACAAACAAACAATCGTTAAAATGATGAC